AGCATGGCTAATATCAGCGAACTCCTGAACGGTTGGGGATTCGGCAAACAGACCGCTATCGGAACGGCGAATCTGGTCGCCACCATCTGGCGTCACACGAATCTCAATACCAAACCGTGGGCGAAGGTCCCCGTGAACGAGGATGACCGGGCGGAAATCGGCAAAGGCCACGAGTTCCCGACCCAGCTTTTCAAGTCGCATTACAACATGCCAGCCTACGAGCTCTCGAAGTACGCCTCGTCGGAGTTCCTCGCATGGGCGATGTCCTTCTCCATGGGCAACGTCGTCGTGAGCGGCAGCGGTCCGTACACTTACACCATCGTTCCGGCGTTGGGGGCGACGAACCCGACCGGCCTGGAGTTGCCCTACTTCTCGTTCGTGCAGCAGATCCGGCCCGGCGGTTCCGCGGTGTTGGACGAAATGTTGGTGGGCTGCGCGGTCAAGGGCTGGAAGCTCTCCATCAAGAACTCGCCTGGCCGCGCCAGTGCGATGTGCTCGGTGGAGTGCGTCACCACCGGCCAGTACACGTCGCCCAGTGGCATCACGCTGCCAGCCATCTCCACGCCGCATGAATTCAATGCCGGCATGATCAGCACTCTGACCTTCAACGGCATCAACTACCTCTCCGGCGGCAGCGCCAAGCAGTTTGTGTCGATGGAAGCCTCCTGGGAGAACAACTTCCGGCCCGGCTTCTTCCCCGGCTCGGGAGCGCAGGATGGCTATCAGATCCAGGGGCGCTTTGAGTGGGGTGACCGCGCCTTCGCGGTGCAGTTTGTAGTGCGCGTGCAGGCGGGATCGACGGAGTACTCCAACCTGATCAACCTGACCACCGGGACGGCCACGTTCACCATGACCCGCGACGCCAACAACTCGTTCACGATGCTCATTCAGAAGATGGGCTTCAACGTCGCCGAACTCGGAAACACGGATGGCATCGTGACGCTCCAGATCACCGGCGTTCAGCTTTACGACCCCACCAACGGAATGGTGACGATGACCATCACCACTCCGCTACAGGGCATCTGCCAGTAGGAGATTCACATGGAAATCGAAAAGAAAGCGGGCTTCGATGCGTCGAAGCCGTTTGTCGTGCCGATCCTTTCGGGCGGCGAGAAGAGCTGCGAAGTGCGGTTCCCTTCGGACGAGGAGTGGTGCGCCTGGGCGCGCGCGCAGCGTACCGTGCGGCATTTCCTCGGGCGTGGGAAGTCGCAGAGCGAAGACGTGGACCTGCCCAAGATCAACGCGGAGTTATTCGCCAAGATCCGCACGGACAAGGACGGCCCGGCCTTCGATGATGCCGAGGCCGGCATGGTGATCGGCCGCATTGAGCGGTGCGCCGTGGCCAACGTCGAGCGCGAAGGTATCAACTACCGGATCGAGATGAAGGTCCCCGGCGCGCGCGTCGTGCATGTGCTGCGGATGCCCACCGCGAAGGAGATGCAGGACCACGAGCGGGCCTCGACCAGCGTCGTGGCAGCGCGGAGGTCGGTTGAGACGCGGGCGTTCCTTGAGCCGAGCGGCGCACTCTACGACAAGCTGCACATCTCGCACGAAGTGTACGCCGGCACCGTGCCCATCGTTCACAAGTCGGCAGCGGTGTCCGAGGTCATCGCGCAACTGGCAATCGAGGCTGACGAAGACCCGGAATAGCCGCGCCCGGCGACTGGCCGGAAGAGCCGGGCGTGCGATTCCTGATCCGGTCGGTGCTGCACCAGGGCGGGCTGTGTGGGCCTGACGAAGAATGCCCCGACCGCGTCTTCCGCTGCCGGAAGTGCGGCTACTCGGCCCAGACGGAGTTGGATGGCTGTCCCGCGTGCGGTGCGGATTGGAAGGCCATCGACGTCAGCCATGGGCCGGGCTGTCCCAAGAACCTGCTCGAAGAGGCGATGGACACGCCGAACGGCGCTTTGGTGCGACGATGCTTCCGGATTTTGAACGCGAAGAGCATCGGGTTGACGATCACGCTGGCGGATATCACCGAAGAGGAGTTCCGGGTGTTGGAAATGATCGAGGCCGAGCGGCAGGAGCAGATCAAGCGTGGGGACGGCGGCGCTCAGGGTTCCCGTTAGTGGGCCAACTTCGGGGTTGGTGGCCACGGCGCCCAAGTGCCGAGCCTTGCGTGCCATTCCTTCAGTTGTGGCAAGCCGGATTGTCTGGTACGATCTTTGTTTTCAAACCGGATGGAATGTGAAGAGAAGTCCAGGCTCATTGAGGAGCATAGCCGGGTCGCACTGGCTTACGCCCGTGCCGCAAGGGCGCTGAGAGCCAAAACAGGAACACGATCTGCGGAAGATCAGCAGGCGCTTGATGAAGCGCGGATTAAATCCCAGGAGGCGCGTGCGGCCGTAGAGCGCCACATCGCCGAGCACGGCTGTTAGCCGCGCTTCTTCGTCGCGATCCCCGCTCCCGGTTGCGCGGTCCCCAACTGGTTGGCGAGTGGTACGATTGTCACGGCACATCAAAATGGCACATGCAATGCCAAGCTGGTTTGGATTCCTGTCGATGGAAGCAGATCTCGCGATGACCTTTATTGACTGCGCAAGACTTCACACTCACCACGGAAACTTCGCCAACTCTGTCGAAAATGCGCGCAAGGCCCTTGCGGAAATACAGCGCGGCATAGTGAATCCAACTGCGCGGGGGCTTAGTGGAAATGAAGTATCGTTTTTGGAGCGAAGGTCCGAGGAAATCGAATCGGCACTGGTGGCGTTGACAAGAAATTCAAACTGACTCACTACCCACTTGAAGAAATCGCCCGCACCATTCTGGCTCGCCGAGGCGACACTGCCTTTTGGAGATCTGCCAAGTCCACTTGGCCCTAACACGCCCACCTCGGAGACTGGCCCGCTATCACGCTCTATCGTACGGCTGTTACCCATCCAGAACACAGGTGATCATGGCCAGATTCCAAACTGTAATCAAACGCGCGCGCTTCGTCTATTCGGGGTATACCGCGACCGAGATGCAGGGATTCGCACAGGTGCTGGCGGATTCCATCCGGGCACGCATTCAGAGCGGGCAGAACATCTACGACCAGGCAGCCGCGCCACTGAAGCCCGGCCAGTCGGGCAGACGCGGCTACCCCGACTACAAGTCGGCGCGCGGTCTCCAGCCGATCCGCGACTGGACCTGGAGCGGGCATACCCTCCGCTGCCTTAAGGTCCTGACGGCGAACGAAAACCGTGCGGCAATTGGGTTCCTCGACGAGAGCCTTCCTGGCCGGCGGCAGACAGCTTCGCAGATCGCCGCCTTCAACAACCGGCGCGAGGCGCAGTGGGGTGTATCGCCGCGCGACCGCCAGGCCGTGCTCGCGGCATTTCAGGCGCGTCCCTTCGTGATGCTCAAGGCAGCGTAAATGGCAGACCAAGCGGAACGCGTAATCCTCGAAGCCGAGGACCAGGTCACCCCGATAACGGACAAGGCCAACGCCGCTCTCGACGGCTTCGAGAAGAAAGCGGAATCGTCGCACGGCAAGGTCATCCGGATTTCGGATCAGACCCGGTCCTCGGTCCAGCGGCTCATCGCCTCCCTCGAAAAGCAGGCCGAGACTTACGGCAAGAGCGGTGTCGACCGGCTGATCACCCAGCGGGACCAACTTCTCCAGCGATACAACCGCGAGCCGCAGGCCATCGACGCGATCACCAGATCTTACGAAAAGATGATCGCCATGGAGGAAAAGGCCGCGCGCGAAGCTCTCGCGGTAAAGGCGGCGAAGGAAGCCGAAGAAGCATTGCGGAAGCAGTCCGAAGCCATCACTTCGTTCGGCGAGCGTGTCAGCCAGTTCATGGAGAACCCGCTTCAGGGGGCGAAGGGCGCTCTCTCGTCCGTGCTGGCGACGCTTGGTCCCTTTGGCATCGCCGTCACGGCGGGTGCTGCTGTGTTAGGCACCATTGCGGCGTCCGCATTCGAGGCGGCGAAGAGTCTCGGCGAATACGGCACCCGCGTGAAGGACGCGGAGCTGCGCACCGGGTTGACCGCGAAAGAGGTCGGGCAGTTCGGCTTCGCGGCGCGGGCGGTAGGGCAGGACATCTCGATTGTCGAACGCCTGATGCGTGGCTTGTCCCAGGCCGCCGATGACAATTCGAGGGAAGGCGAAAAGGCGCGGGCCACCTTGCGTGGGATGGGCATCGATTTTCACACCGCCGCCGGAGAAATGAAGCCGACCTCCGAGATTCTGACCGAAATTTCCGAGGGTCTGAACAAGCTTCCGGAGGGCCTTCAGCGGGACGCCGCCGCCATGGACCTTTTCAAAAAGGTGGGCGTGGAGGCAATTCCGTTCATGACGGAACTCAACGAGAACCTCCGCGTTGCCCACGAGCAGGGGTTCGGGCCGACCGAGGAAGACATCCGCCGCTTTGCCGAATACCAGCGTGAAGTGACGGTGCTCGAAACCAAGTGGGACGCGCTCGTCCGCAAGTTCAAGGAGGGGTTGGTCGTCACCGTTACCTGGGTCGGGAAGGGCGTCGATTGGTTCCTCAATAACGTCAGCACCGCCGGAGACGATGAACGGCAGCGCCGGGAAGAGGAACAGGCGATGCAGGACGCCGCCGACATTCGGGCGGCGGGCGGCATCGGGGCGAAGATGTCGATCAGCGGTCATCGTCAACAGGTGGCTGACATGGAGCGACAGGCGCCGGTGATCATGAAAAACCGCGATGCCACGCTGAAGCGCATCGAGGATTTGCGGGCCCAACAGCAAGGGCTGGTCGGCGATTTCGGCATCCTGCAAGCCATCGCTCCCACGCGCGACGAGGAGGCCCGAGCGAAGCGTGCGGACGACATTCAGAACCAGATTCAGCAGTTGCAGAAGATGCTGAACGATGCCGAGGCAGCCACCAAGCGGACAGACCTGCGGGCAGGCAAGGAAGAGACGGATCGCATTCGCGCCCGGTTCTTCGGCACGCACGACGGCATGGAGAAGGCTTACGCCGACGCCAAGAAGGATGTCGAGCGGCTCCAGAAGCAATTGCTCGAACCGGACAAGCCGTTGACGAAGTCTCAGGCACAGGATCTGGGCCAACAACTCCACACCGCGGAAGCTACCGAGGCACGCCGCAAGGCGGCATTGGACGCGGTGGCAAAGGGCGCGGAGCAGCTCAAGGATTTCCGCCGCCAGGCGGCCGAGTTCGAAAAGAAGGGCGATGAAGCCGAGCTCGACGCCATCGGCAAGATCTACTATCAGCGCGACCAGCTCCTGCAGCAGGCCGCGAAGGTGAAGGCGTCGGAATCGGAGATTGCGGCGATCCGCAAAGCGGCGGACGAGCAGGCGGCCGTGCTCTCGAAAAAGGCATGGGAGGAGTTCGAAAAGTACGCCGACAAGCAAGCGGCCGAGCAGCAGAAGAAAATGCTCGCACTCATGATGCCGAGCAAAGAGCAGATGAAGGAGTGGGAGGAAGGCTTCGCCGCGCAGGAGCGGATTGAGGACATCGGCGTCCAGGCGCAACGCGATGAACTGCGGCGGCGCGCTGGGCGATCCTCGCGCATGGCGGAACTGACCGCCGGCCAGGAAACGCCGATGGCCATGTCTGAGGCGGAAAAGCGGGAGTTGTCGGCGCGAAAGGAAGAGGCAGCGGCGCAGCAAGCCTACCAGATCCGGCTCGATCTGGCCGTCCAGTTGGCGGGGATCGAAGCGGAACGGATATCGAAAGAAGAGAACGCGGCCAAGCGCTCCGTCCTGGCGGCGCAGGCGCAGAAGGATCTGTACACGGAAATCGCCCAGGCGCAGGACCAGTTAGAGGAAAAGCAGGCGCAGCTCCAACAGAAACGCCAGCAGGAGATCCAGTCGCAGTTCGACAGCCTCCAGAAGCAGGCAGAAAAGCTGATCGACGTTCTGTTCACCAAGCCCAAGAACTTCGGCAAGGATCTGCTGAGCACAGTCCACGCCGCAGTGCTCAAGCCGGTGACCGAGACGCTGGGCGGGATGGCGGCGAACGTCCTCCATCCGATCATCTACGGCGCAGATGGGCAGGGCGGGCTCGCTGGTGTGTTCAAGGGCGGCAAGCAGGACCCGGTGCGCGTGTCCACCGACCAGAACACCGCCGCGACCATGCAAAACAGCGCGGTGATGGCGGCACTGACGGCCATCCTGGCCGCAGGCATGGGAGTGGCTGCTCCATCCTTGCAGAGTGGTGCCGCCGGGGCTGCGGGCGTTTTGGGCATCTCGATTCCATCTATTTCGGCACCGGCCAAGATAAGCGTGCCCATGGGGGCGGGCGGCTATTCCCCCGCTCCTTGGAGTTCCGGTGGTATCGGATTCAACCCGATGGCAATGCTGTTCGGCGGCGGCACGCGTAGCGGCTCCGGAGCGGCTGGCGGTGGAGCGGGGCTCGCGGGGACGGATCACTCTTGGTCGGGCGCGGCCACCGGCGGCTATACTCCCGCTCCTTGGGCTGCTGGCGGCGGAGATTGGTCCGGCGCATCGGCGGGCGCGCCGACGTTGAATCGGGCGCCGGGCGGGGCGGGCGGATTCAATCCCCTGGCTCTGCTGTTCGGCGGTGCGCGCGGCGGCGCGGCTGGTGGGAGTGGGCCGAACGGTCTGGCGGGAATCGTCAGTAACTTCAAGAGCACGAACTGGGGGAGTTTCAAGCGGAGCCCGTCTAATCCGACCTACGGCACAGATGAAAACGGCAACGACGTCCAAACCGGGGATTCCGGTGGCAAGATCACGGGTGTAGGTGGCGTGGCCGGGGCCGCGATGCTGGCGGGCGGCACCATGCTTGCGCAACAAGGTCTGCTCGGGAGCAGCCGTGGCACCTGGACTGGCACAGCGGAAGGGACGGCTGGCGGGGCGGCCATCGGGTTCCAGATGGGAGGCCCATTGGGCGCGCTGATTGGTGGCGCCGCCGGTTTCGGCATTGGCATTGGAGAGATGATAGCCGGCGTCAAGTCTCCACAGAGGGAGGCGCACGACGACATCAAGAGCATCTACGGTGTCGATATCCCCCAGAACAGCGGCACGATCAAGCAGGTAGTCCAGATCGCGCAGTCCCAGTTCGGCGGCGACATCGCGGTGGCCGTGCGGTCCCCGAGCGTGCGTCAACTCGTGATGCTGTACTCGGAAGCCACCGGCCAGAAGATGCCTCTGTCTGCCACGACGCCGTATGCGGGTAGCCTCGTGGAGCAGGGCGGCAAGCTGTATCAACAAGCCAGCTACCAGGATGGTCAGGCGCACGTCTACGCTTCGAACATCCCAACGCTTGGCGGGATCGCAGCCGGGACCTATCCCACGCCGGGGAACCCGAACACCGCAGGTGGTACGGGCGCAACGTACATGTCGCTGAACATCAGCGGCTCCGACGCGGCGAACTTCATGACTGGCCAGTTCGTCACGCCGCAGTTCGTGACCGACCAGGCGATGGCAGCGCAGTATTCGAGCTACGGCCGCACACAGCAATCGGCCAACATGCAGTTGCCCGGATTGACGGTGGCGTGATTCAACGTGCCAGGCAATCTCGTACAATCCGCACCCAACGGGGTGATGCCGGCGTCGCTGTGTACCGCGTTCACGGAACTGCGCGAATACGTGCAACTCCAGAACCAGTATCACGACGGGACGATCCAGCGGTCGCAACTCGCGCAGACCTCGCGCCGCACTTTCCGGCTCAGCAAACGACTGAGCGCATCCCTGCTCTCTGCGCTATACAGCTTCTGGGTGTCCCAGAACGCCGGGCTGACGCCGTTCGCCTTCTACAATCCGTTCGACGTGGCCTCCGGCCAGCAGATTGGCAGCAACTACGATCCCACAGGCAACAATACGCAGGGGCGAGTGACGGTGGTGTTCCGTGGTAACTGGGCGCAGGCTACCGATGTCGCGCGGACGAACGTCCAGGGGCTGGAACTCGTGGAGGTGGCGTAGCGTCGGTTAGACTAGAACCCAATTCGTGGCGAGAAACTGCTGAATGCCCGCCCCGGAGCGGTAACTAGGGTACAAAGGTGCGAACGCGGCCTGAGCAGCCAAAAACGAATCGCTGGGAATCGCTCGGAGATGCTTCGCAAGAAGCAAGAGCGCGAGCGTTGGCGCGCGAGACTCGCCCTTGTTGCAGTGAATCAATAGCGACCCACCACGGTCGTGGTGTTCGCGTGCGAACAGCGGAAACTGTGCGAACGTCTCGATCTTGAAGAGGGGTACGAGGTGGATCGATGATATTCAGGTACAAGTCGTACGTGATGCCGGAGAACGAGATAGTTAAGATGCTGAGGCGAGAGGCTTCCTCTGTAATTAACGGCTCGCTGATGGCAGGGGGACTTGCACGCGTGCACGACCGCCAGTTGAGCGGACCCGACTCGTGGGTAATTCTGGCACTCGAATCCAGCGGCCCCGGGTCAACTGATTCTAAAGAGTCGATGAGTTATGGGGCGGACACTTAAAATCGTCTTACCCAACGCGTCTTCCTAAGTATTGGTATATTACGGAAGGCAATTGCCAAAGATACCCAAGGCACAACAACGATACCGATACAAGCTACAGATGTTCCTACCAACGGGTGCGTGTCCCCTAACAATGTCCACAATGGCACCAGCCTTGTTAACAACAGCCCAAGAATACGGAGATGCGTAAAAGCCTCGTAAACTAACCAAACATAACCCAAGACAGAGAGAAGTACGAGAGGTGTTCTTGCTTCCGAGCTCAGGTATGCATTACAACCAGTGCATACCCAAGCCCCAGGGAGCATTTGAGTGGAGCAGAATGGACATTTCATTTGTAACCACCTTTCAACATGGGTTTCGAATCCAGAGGAGCCGTGATAGTGGTCGAGCCAACTGAGTCCCTCAATACGGCGCTTCCTCCCGCGGCTCTACTCTGCTACGCCCTCCCCAGGTCTCGAAAACCGCGGGACCTGGGGCACCCGGCTAAAGAACGTGTAGCTCCAGACGAAGCCTTGGTAGATCCCGGGCCTGACCATGGCGATCATCTGCAACATCGGGTCGGCAAGTGGCCGTAGGTTCCAAGTAGCGGTGTCAGCGTGATCGCCCCCTTTACATACTCTCGTCAGTCACTACTGCCTGTGGTTCGATGGCGAATTGTTGCCCTGCTGTTGCTTCTCGCAAATTTCGGTAAATGCGCGCAGTGCGGAGTCTTTCGGGTTGAGATCTACCACTGTCGTGCCGCCATTCGCAAACGGTAATTCGACTCCGAAAATTCCGCGCCAGAGACATAACGGAGTAAAGTAACTTGAGTGTCACGGCATTGTAGTAGTCGCCTTGCCTAACGCTGATGGTGTGCGTCTCTTGAACGCCGATCCGGTATCTCATGTTGATAAAACCGTCATTCCACAATAACTTAGGCGGTTTATCCGGGTTTTTCCCTACCGCGTACAATTGGATAGCCTCAACCGGCGCTTCATTGTTTCCAGATGCTAGCCGGCCAATAGCCTCACTGAAATCCTCAATGACAGAAACATTGTCGACGTTGCAAGACACGGACGCCTGAATGGTTTCTCCCAGCGCATAAGCCCCTAGAATCACCTTGCCAGACAGTGGGTCGGTTTTGTCGCCGCGAGTCCAATGGAGGATCACACGGCCCGTGGTATCGGCGGGCGCCTCAATGGCTTCTTTGATTTTTCTATACTTCTCATTATCTTCTTTACGCTGGTTTACCATTGGAGCGCTAAGTTGGTTATCACAGAGACTTATCATCCTCTGCGCATAGAAGAGATCATCGCATTGAGCCCAGACACGACCGTATGGGGGACAAGAAGCGGCCAGATTGGTGGCCAGATTAGTACTCT